CAGTGTAAATCTTATCAATACAAGATGCAATCAGGTCAAATGATTGGTCAAGATTGTTCTGGGCTCCAAGGTCAAAGTTGTTCTTGATGAACTGGTCAAGTGATGGATATCTCATTTCCATCATAATGTTCTCATCCACCTTGATTTGACGGGTGTGATTCTCATTCTTGGTGACCTTAATGTCATCCACTGAGATTTTTACAGGAACCTCGGTCTCACCATCATCAGGACAGATGATGTTTACTTCAATGTCCTCACCCACGGATTTAGCCCGAATGTTGAGAAAGAGGTATTCAATATCAAAGGTGGGTAGAGTTTCTACTTTGATTCCTTTTGTCTCAATGCAGTTCTTAAGAACTGTCTTCATTGCAGTTGTGATTTCTTTGGTATCTTCGCTCTCAAGAGCAAGAACCAATAGCTTTTCTTCTCTTACAAGAAATGGACGAAACTTTACGGGTTTACCAGTTGATGGCAACTCAATCTCATAGTGTGGTACTGAGATTTTAGGCAGTGGCATATTCTTTAATGATGTAATCAGTTCTTATTATTTAGAACAATGGCGGAGGAGCTGGTACAGACTGTGGTGGCAAAATTGGTGGGGGAGCTTGTACAGGCTTAGTTTCCAAAGTTGGCGGAGCTGGTGGAGTCGTTGCTTGTCCCGGTGGTCTATTCAGTTCAGGAACTCCAGGAGCATTTGGATTCGGTTGAGTTCCAGTACCTTTACCGATAAGATTCTTGAGCCAATAACGACTATAAGTGAATGTCACCGTACACTTGAGCAACTGTGATTGCTCATAGGACACTGGCATTGAAGTGATACTAATCGGATATGCCTTCACAAAGTTGTATTGTAGTGCCCTAGGGGAATATTTCTTAGGGATTACATTGAGAACTCCAAATTCACCAATTTCATAATCCCTTTCAAACTTTGTAATTTTTAAGGTATCTACAGTGTAGTTGTTGGGCCACTGTGCTCTATAGAAGTATTCCCTACTTTGAATAAACTGCTCGTTAAAATATTGCTCGTTCATTGTGTAGCCAATCCAGGCTTCAAAGAACCTTATGACGTAATACTCATCACCATCAACATAAAAGGTAAAGGATGCACTATCGTCATAAAGTCTACGATAGGCGTGTTTCTCACTTACACCAGTGAAGTCATCAGTAATGTCATTGGTTGTCAAACTTGAACCAGGAAGAGCAGCATCACTACAAGCAAGAGCTAGTCTGTCGTAAAGTTCTGTTGGTGCGGTATTAATTCTATCACGTATAAAGTCAGTGTTTGGTGGAGTGAACTCGCAAATAAAGTGTGAGGTAAGGGCAGGCCTCAGTAGCTTTTTTCTAAGTTCCTTAAATGGAACTTTTTTAATCTGCGGAGCTGAGGCCATCTAAATACACTTTGGCTATAGAGCTATTTAGAGTGGCCGAGAGCAAGTATCATCAGGGTAGATTTCATCCCCAGAATCCCGACAAATATAAGGGCAACCCAGAGAACATTGTCTACCGTTCTTCCTGGGAACTAAAGTTTATGAAGTGGTGTGATAGAAATGACCAGATTATTGAGTGGGGTAGTGAAGAGTTCTTTATTCCTTATTATGACCCAACGACAAGAAAGATGCGTAAGTATTACCCAGATGCTTATATGAAGATTCGTAATAATGATGGGAATATTAAGAAGTACATTATAGAGATTAAGCCTTATAGGCAGACACAGCCACCAGAGCCAGGTAAAAAGAAAAAGAAGACTCTTATTACGGAGGCAGTGACTTATGAGAAGAACCGAGCCAAGTGGCGAGCAGCAGAAGAATGGTGTAAAGATAGAATGTTGGAGTTTATGTTGTTGACGGAGCGTGAACTGGGGCTCATAAATAAGAGATAGGCAATCTCTAGGTTTAATGAGGAACGTACAGAATAACAGTAGAGTTCTTATGTTCCTTTATGGGGAGGTTGTCTGATGGCCGAAAAAGTTATTTACAGTAACCAGACTGGACCAACATTACCTACGGGAGAAAAATTATATTTTAGAACAGTTACCTCTTATACGGAAAATCAATCTAGACAAGTATCAAATAAAGAGACTTCTGTTTATTATACTGCAATTCCTGGAGGAAGGGCAAAAAATGGTGATGTCTGGACACCAGGCTCTCCTACTGGAGAATCTTTTAATTCGGGTGGATTTGTTAAGGCTGCAGTTACTACAGATGGAGGAAAAACGTTTCAACTTCTTAACTACACTCAAGACGATGCAGATGCGGGAAGAATACCAAGCGGAAAAAATGTAGGAGACCCTGTTCTTGGTGCCGCAGCAGTTCAATCTTTAACCACCAGAGGTCAAGTTTTGAATGAGGCTATTCAAAACTCAGTAATAAACACTGCTGTTGAAACTAGACCAGGATTGGCCCCACAATTGGCAGCAAAACTACAAAATACATCACAAACCACCCCTCAAGGAGACCAGCAAGGAGGGAATCCACAAACACAATCTCAGGGTGGCGGAACCACGACACCTACTGGAAATGAGACTCCCTCACCAGTAGACCTTCCAGAACCAAGTCAAATTCAGCCAATAGATATTGGTTCAAATGAGTTAGTTTTGGGTACACCATTAAAGATTTCAAGTGGTTCAGGAATAAGATATCCACTAAAAATGGTAGATGACCAAGATAAAATAAAGTTTTTGGCTGTAGAAATAACTAGGTCAGCAGATTCTATAGATGGTCAACCAATATACAATCCAGTAGATGGTCCAATATTTCTATCAATACAAGCTCCAATAACAGACCAAAATTCTGTTGGATGGGGTCCAGATTCTGTAAATGCTATTGAGGCATTTTTGTATAATAAATCTTTGGAAATTATGAAGACAGATCCAACTAAAGCAGTTGAAGGAGCATTTAAAGACATATTAGATGGATTTACTGGAAATAAAGATAGAATACAGAAATTTCTCGCAGGACAAGCTGCTGGACTAAACAATGTACTATCAAGAACTGATTCTGCCATTCTGAATCCAAATCTAGAGTTGCTATTTCAAGGACCACAACTCAGACCATTTACATTCCAGTTTAAAATGACTGCCAGAGAACCCGATGAAGCAGTAGCTATAAAGAGAATCATAAAGTATTTTAAGTATCATATGGCAGTAAGGAGAGAGCAAGGTTTATTTTTGCGAGCCCCACACGTTTTTACGATTCAATACCTAAAAGGTATGAAGCCACAACACCCAGGCATCAATCTCATAAGTCCTGAAGATAATAAAAAAGCGTGCGCATTAACAAACTGTTCAGTTGATTACACGCCTTTAGGGTCTTATATGACAAATATTGATGACCCAGACCCAGAAAAAAATGGCACCATGGTTGCTTATACATTATCTCTGCAGTTCCAAGAAATAACCCCAATCTATGATACTGATTATGGCCCAGAAGGTGGCGCAACTAATCATCCAATAGGATATTAAAATGTCTAAACCATACTTCCGCCAGGTTCCAAACTTTGAATACGTCTCCAGAGTTAAAGGAGAACAGTATCTTAATGAGTACGTCACTCTTAAGAACCTATTCAAAAAAGCAAAACTCAGAGAAGACATCTTTGAGAGTCTGAACTTCTTTGAGAAGTATTCAATCAAAGGTGATGAAAGGCCCGACAACGTGGCAGCGAAGTACTACAATGACCCGACACTAGACTGGGTGGTTCTACTATCCAATAACATTCTCAACATTCAAGAAGAATGGCCCATGACGACTCAGACCTTTGAGCAGGTTATGTTGGAGAAGTATGGTTCTTATGAGAACTTCCAATCCGGTATTCATCATTATGAGACTCTAGAAATCAGAAACTCTCTGGGTCTTAAGGTGCTCCAGGCTGGTCTAAAAGTATCACCAACCTGGAAGACGAATGGTAACTTCTTAGAAATGGTGAGTACAAAGATTGCCAATATCTCGTGTGGTGTGAATGCCGAATCACTGACTTCTGGCTCAACCGTTTATGTTTATATGTTAAGTGATATAAACGGTCTTAGACCGGGTGACCAGGTGACCATTGATGGAGTATCCAGTAGACAGTATAATGGTCAGCACGTTGTAAAAGACTTGGTTCTTGTGGATTCTGCTGGTGTGGTGAGTGGCTTTACTTATGAACTACCTTTTATTCCTGATGACATTCAACCAACTTTGAGTGACCCGAGAAAAGAAGAAGTTCATTTTACTGTAAGAGAATCATCTTCCATTACTGGGAACTCTTATTATTATGAGTACTGGGACCCAGGATTTGGATATGCCATTCAGGTTCCTTCAACTTCTTTTGTAAAACCCGTGACCAACTACGAATATGAGATTGAAAAGGAAGAAGCAAAGAGAAATATCTATCTACTGAAACCAATCTACTTGAATGTGATTTATAATGACCTTGATGAACTCATGCCATACAAAAAGGGTGGAGCCCAGTACGTGAACTCCACCCTGAAACGAGCCGATAATATTAGATTAACTAGCTAGCTTTTGAAAGTAAGATAGAGTCTCATCATCGTCTTCATCTGAAGAAGCCAATGAGTTCAGCTCTGCCTTAAGGTCATCGGGAACCGGAGGGGCAGCAACCTTGCTCCTACGATAGGACTCTTCTAGCTCATTCATGACCGATTCCTCGGTATTCTGACGAGCAGGAGCCACATAAGAATCATATTGCTCTTCAGCGGCTGCAACGTTGGCGGCAGCACGGTCCTTACCGAGAACAGTGTTCATGCGGCGCTCTAGGTCTTCATAAGACTTGAACTGGTCTGGGGAAATAAAGGCAGCAAGAGAATACTGCTTCTTCCAGATTGCCTCTAGGGCATCGTCGTCATCTAGCAGAGGACCGGGTGAATCAAACTCACTCTTATCATAGTTCCAGTACCCTTCTACCTTACGAATCTTAAGGCGGAAGTTGGCACCAGTCCAGAAGTCAAATGGGTCAATTGGGGTCTCATCCTCAAATTCTGGTTGCATGGCACCTAGAATCTTATCAAAGATTTTCTTGCCGTACTTGAAAATCTTGACCTGACCGTTGTTCTCTGGGTTCGCTGGGTCGTTGATGATGTAGATATTGGAGTAGTACGAGAGCTTACGCTTACGGTCTCGGGCGATTGCCTTATCGTCCTCAATTCCTGAGTTCCAGTACTCAGAATTTTTTACGCAAATCGGACATTTGGAACCGACAGTGGTCGGGCATTGGTCAATCAGCCACTGGCCGGTAGGGCCTTTGAATGCGTGATTGAAGACCTTTACGAAAGGCATTTCTTCGCCTTCTGGGGCTGGGAGAAAGCGGATGATGGCAGAACCTACATCCCCCTTGCCCAGGCTCATTTTCCATAGACGACTATCGGCGCCACCGCCACCGTCGTTCATTTTTTCAACTTCCTTGACCAGTTTTTCGGTCAGGGAACCTAGTTTTGATTGTTTCTTTAGGGATTCAAAGCTCATGTGTTTGCTGTTTGTTTTGTTTGTATTTGGCCTGTTTGACTTAGCTTAAGGGGTCGTCCAGCCCAGAATCATAAAACTACTGACTTCAAGATATCAGTGTACTTAGATTTATCAACTCTTAAGAACGGGGTGTACTTCTCAATCTTCAATGAAATCATTTCCCATACAGGGTCTAAGAGACGAGAATCAAACTGTTTCTTGTATCCAAGAATGAGATTCAGAATAACCAGAGTCTCAAGAGAAAGTTTCTTTTGGAGGTATTCTTTGATGAGTCTTGGGTGCTTATTACCCTCAAGGGCAAACATTGAATCAAAGTTAGAAGCATCAAAGATACCAGCCTCTTGTTTAAACAGATAAGAAAGTGATTGGGTTCTGCGTTGCCAGTTCTTATAGTTCTCTTCCCCGTCTCTGATAATATCACCAATCCATAAGGAACCGGGGTCATCACTGTTAATGAAGTTGGCAACAAAGAAGTTCACAATCTCTTCATCGCTTTTCTGTCTAGACATTTTCTCAAAGTAGAATCTGTCCTTTCTTTTATAGAAAGATTGAAGAGATGCTCTTACTTTTCCGTTGTATGTGAAGTAGTTATATTTCTTATTGGAGAAGTGGTTCTTAAGTGCCAGGAACGTTGAGTATGTCTGAAAAGGATTCAAAATACAAGTCGGGCTCTTGATGTTTTCTTCAGGAAGTTTAGCTCTGTTGCCTCAAAGCGAATCTTTTCCTTAAGAGGCTTAGAGAGTAGCTTGGGAACTGACTCTAAGTCAATTGCATTAGTCTCGCAGAAGTTGATGACAGCTTCAATGTAGGAGAGTGATTCTTCCTTTACTAGATTCTCAATCTCTTGAGCAAAGCGTGATGGGCAGAAGAACTTCTCTTCAAACACCTTTTCTAGTTCATCTTGGTAGTCTGCGGACATTAGCTCAATCAGCGTCGGGGGCATTCGGTTTCTTTCGGACTGGAACCATCATAGCACCTCAGGAATCGGTTGTCAAGAGCTTGTCGGCCACGAACTTTTTAATGTACTTGACTACCAGCTTCATATACTTCTCAAGGTCCCGTTCCTCATAAACGGCACACTCACCGTTCTCACAAGCCATAATAATCACAAGTTTCTTGACCTGGATTCCGGTCATCTCATAAAGGGCCATGCCATAGAACATTGCCTGAACAAAGTATGACTCAACCCAGGCTTCAGGTTTTGGCTCCTTAGAAGTCTTAAAGTCAATGACGGCTAGTTCACCATCAAAATGTGCAATGCAGTCTGTGGTTCCAGCAACACCTAGAATCTCGCTGTAAAGAGCACCCTCTAGAGTGTGTATGCTATTTATGCGGTCCAGTGTAGGACGGGCAACCTTAAAGAGCATCTTAGAGATTGGTTGAACCTCTGGTAGCTCTGGGACATTATAGAGATAGTTTTCAACCAGAGTGTGCATGTCGGTTCCCCGACTGGTTGCACGCTTGGTGATTCTGTTTGCCTCTTCTTCTCCTACACGTTTGCGCCAACCGGCAAACTTGTCCTTATTATAGTGGCTGATAACCGAGGTGATGGATACCAGCCTTTTGTTCTCATTATTGATTTTGTAATAACGAACTCCATCAATATGCTCCCGCTGTAGTGTCGGGAGGTTCAAGTCAATGTGGTCAAATGTCATAATTTAGAGACCTAGTGATTTTTTAGCAATAATGAACTCTTTAACTAGCGGTGAGCGAACAATGTCGTCTACACCAAACTCAATGCGCTCAAAGGATGGCATAATGCCAGTGATTTTTAAGAAGTCTAGGACTCCCCTCTTCTCATCAGAACGAGTAAAGTCACTCTGTTCAACGTCACCTGCAAACATAATCTTGCTGTTCATACCACATCTAGTAACTAGTGAAAAGTTTTCTCCAAATGAAAGATTCTGGAACTCATCCACAATAATAATGCAGTTTTCTAGAGTAATACCACGAATGAATGATGTACTCATAAACTCATAAGTTCCCTGGTTCTTAAGGGCACCATATACCATAGCAAAGTCAATCTCATTTGGGATGTTGAAGAGTTTCCTCACCATTCCCTTGTATGGGTCTTCATAAACGGACATTTTTTCTGACAAAAGTCCCGGCAAGTGGCCAACAGAACGTGAGGCCACATTTGACCTAAAGAGATAAACTTTCTCATAAGGAGTCCGTTCATTTAGAACTTCCTTTAGAGCTTTGTAGAAGAGAGCCAAAGTCTTTCCAGAACCTGGTACTCCGTGGGCTATAATGTTCTTCCCAGAATCATAAGCATCAAAGAGCTTTTTTTGGTTGTCTGTGAGTGGATTGAGTGTGACTAGTAAATCTTGGTTGATGAGTTTCTTGTTCTTATGAATCCCGAGTGGTTGGGATTCTGGAGAAGCCTTCCTCTTCCTTGTCATACAGATGTTGTGGGGGGTTTAGATTTTTTTGACCTTTGACTGTGGAGCCCGAGAAGCTTTGTCGAGGATTTCATTCCATCCAGGGTGTTTCTGAACGAGTTTGTCTTTCCATTCACCCGTTTCACAACTATTAGGGGCAGTTGATGGGTCACTCCAATCTCTAATCCACTCCGTATTTTTGGTCTTCCATTCATCCCAATCATTGATGCTCATGGTGACTTCTTTTTGTTCACCCGTTTCTGTATTTCTTACCGGATATGTTGGCAATCTGTATCTCCTGTAACTTTGAGTATTTATTCTAGGGTAATGCTGGATGCATCATCGCACTCAACACAATCAACACACTCTTTCATATAAGGATTTTCCTCAAAGAACCGGACAACTTCTTCTTCACTTAGAAGAATCTTAAAGACGTGTCCGGTCTTATGGTCTTTGATACAGTAGGATTTCATTGGTTCTTATGGGGATAAGCGAGCGCGATGCAGACGCTTCTCTTCATAATACTTCCAAACATTAGGAGCCCAGCTTGATAAAATGGGAACTAACTGCTCACACAGAGCCTGAATTTCTAGTTGAGCATCCATTTTCGCTCTAAGGTCCATAAAGTGTAGGATAGAACGAAGATTAAATGATACTACAAAGTTCTGGCGAATAGCCTGAGCCAGATAATCTCTAATGTGCTCCTCACACATACCGCGATTAAACTTATCAGCATATCGTTTACATCCTTCATAAATGAAGTCTAGCTCATCATTATAATCTTCTAGAGTCCATTCATACTTTTTGCCCTTACGATTAGTATAATACCCTGGGGGGCGGATGTAAAATACATCATCAACAGGGAGTTCATCTTTGGCAACCTTTAATACCCGTTGACCCGTATAGCGTTGAGATTGACAATCCCAAGAAGTCCCGATTCTATGGGTTCTTCCTTGAACCATAACGCTATGAACGTAGCCAGACACCGACAACGTGATTCCTGGATGTTCTAGACAGTTTCCACAAACAGCGACTTTTCCATTGCGACGAACTATAAGTGCTCCAGTTGTCACCGTAGCGCAATGGATTTCTCCATCATAATCAATCCAAGATTCAACATAGCTTTTTGAGCGCATGTGTTGAGAGATTTCAACCCTAGGATAATATCTATCCGTCAATCGCATAACATAAAGATTATTATGATTTTCATTTTCCTTGAGTTCCGTACATAACGTAAACTTAGCGTCATTTACTGCAGCTAATGCTTGCATTTGATCCGCCAGCACCTTTGATGTTGTACTGTATGACCAGGTTTTGTTTCGGGATGTGCCGTCAGAGTTCCTTAATCCATCAAATAGATTAATAAAGCAATCTTTCTCCATCCGCAAATAGTTCCCCGGAATCTTTTTGTTTCCATCCTCGGTCAAACAGTTTTCAATCATCCATTTACCAATATTAGGGAATGATAAAGCATACCTATCATTAGCTGTCGGATAGAAGTCCAATCCTAGATTGACACACAAACTTTCCAAATACTTAATTTTCTTATTAACGCGAAGGTGGAATCGTAGAACATTTCTACTAGTGTGCTTATCACCATCTCCAATCCAGAATCCAATAAGAGACCAAAATAATGGATTATCTATTGGACAATCAATATATTTTCTTTGTGAGATTGCTAGATTGGAAGTTGTAATATAACGAACTGGCTTGTTAAATACTTCCTCAGCAGTTATATCATAGGATTCGGTCCAAGTCCCATCTTTTTTGCGACTTTGAACAATCATTCGGTGGTCGGGACTCACTAGGAAATCTAAAGCCTGACCCTCTAGATGGTACATTTTTCCTTTATGATTCCATCTTTGAATTGCACTGGGCTTTTCAAAAGTTGTTGAGCCTGTTTTTGTATCATATGCGATCAAAACAGTGTCGGAGGTCACATCTGGCCAATAAACCCACCCGTTCTCAGTTAGAACTTCGGTATCACTAGAATAGCACCCATAGTGACCCCTATCATTACTTAACAAAGTATCAACAATCCACTCACCACACTTAGACGATGCAGGAATCTTCTGGTGATGAATGGGGGTCTCACTATAGTCGTTCTTTGCTGCTTGGTAAATAACTTGCTCTGGAATTGGATAACATTGAAGTTTTACAACCTCAAGTCGTTTGTCAAGTGATAAAAGGTCATTTGCTTTAATTGGCTTCATAATCAACCCTCCCAGGTGTTCTTTTCTTGTTTACGTAGTCTCTTAATGTCCTTAAACAGCTTTTTGATTTCTTGATAGGCCGCTTCTGGAGACATCTTATCTCCCACTTCTAAGCCAACAATAATATCCACACGGTCGGCAAAGTTGGCCAGGGCCTTCTCATAAGGACTCAGTTCACTATACATCAAGCTCCTCCTCATAAAACTCATCAACATCCTCTTCATTTAGGTAAGAAACCACCTCATCATAAAGGGGGTCCTTGGTGGTCTTTAGTTCTTCTTTGAGTGTTACCAGCAGCAACTCAAGAGTCGCCACCACCATCTCAAGTTTTTCTTTTTTCATTCTTTCGGAGTGGGTTGAATCAGTCTACAACAAAAAGGAGGACTTGTCAAGGGTCCTCCGGGTCTCATAAGGTTTGCTGATGGTTCTCAACGCTGTACATAATGAAGTTTATATTCAGTAGGAGCCAGGGCATCAATGAGAATATCGCACCCAACCTTGGGGTTTGATGTCCCGCAAGTAAAGCAATCTGCCGATGCCTTATGTTCCTCGGGCCAGGTATGAATGCTGATATGAGACTCAGACAATAAACAGAAACAAGTCACACCTTGGGGTGAGAACTTATGAGCCACTGTTTTCAGCACGGTTGCCCCTGATTCCACAGCAGCACGTTCTAACAGGTCAATAAGAAAGTTCTCATCATTCAATAATGATGAAGGACAACCGTACAGGTTTAGTAGAAAGTGCTTACCCATTAGTCTAGTGGATTGTCCTCATATTCTTGAACGAGCTTGGATACCACAGTTTCTGTTCCATCCATTACTTTAACCTGATAAAGGGGAGAACGCATATAACGCTTGATGCTCTTATAATGCTTTAAGAGTTTCCCAACCTCATCGGGATTGACATTCACCTTGACTTTATTAAATCCGTTGCTCATCGCTTTTTCTTCCCCTCAGGTGGTTTATATCCCCATAGTTTAGGACTCACACGACCATATCCCCAATCAATCTTCTTAAGAGCCCCGGCTCCAAACTTGTCGTGGTACATATCAAAGATTTTCACTTTGTCTCCACGACATAAGTCCATAAAGGTCTCGCCGTTTTTCTCATAAACCACGATGTGGGCATCGCTCGGTAGAGATGGGTCCTTGACTTGCTGAAGATTGGTCTTCTCAAAAAGAAGCTGACACCCATAACGAGAATAAATGGTGTTCTTCTCGTCTTCGGTCCAATCCTCACTCATGAACGTCCACCCCACTTAACGTCAGGAAGGGCTTCTTTAACAACATCAAAGGAAATCTTATACTTATCAGTGAGTTTGCCGTCCTTCACAAGACAAACCAGTTCTGCCTCTAGGGGATGTAGACCCTGGAGCATATTGATAAAGATGGTTTCTTTACGAATCTGGGAGAGTTCGTTATTACCACCTTTCACAAAGATGTAGAAGTTCTTATACTCATTGCGCAGTGATGTGTGCTGCTTATTCATCAGCTCATCAGTTCCGGCATAAGCACCATTATTCAGGTTGGTATTCTTTGCCTTGCTCTCAATCAGTTCTGTAAGATTCCCACCAACCGATGATTGCTCATTCGGGTCGGCATAAGGAACCGGACCAGGTGGTAGAACACTGACCACAGAATCATCAAAGTTCCAAATCAAAAGAGATACTAGAGCCGGGTTGCGATACTCTTTAAGAATCTCAACCTTCTTTGCATTGCTCCGTTGTTTGGAAGCAAGCTCTAGAATCTCATATTGAAATGGATTCGGTTGAAGTTTGATAATTGGAGTTTCGGCAAACTGCTCAAGTTTTGGAGCTGCGGGTTTTGTAGTTGTAGGAGCTTTTCGTGTAGTCGTTGTCGTAGTTTTTCGTGCTGTAGGCATAGTGTTAAATCATCTCAGTTGCTTATTTAGTCCTCAAGTGATTCTTCTTCCTCATCCTCAAAGTAGTCTTGATTGAATGAAACCGCCAGAACCTCATCGGGTATAATGTTCCCATTGGCATCAAAGAACTCGGGATGAATGTTGCGAATACCGTAGATTCTCTCAAACTGATATTGCTTTATAATCCAGCCACCAATGATACCAATAAAAAGAAACATTACACAAAACAGAGTTGTGAATGTAAGGATGATGGGAAGTTCCATTTGCTTTCTCCTAAGAGGTTTTCTTGATGTTCAGACTGAACTCAAAGTGAAGATGGAACTCTCTTTTCAGTAGAGAAACCATTTTCCCAAAACGAATGTGGAATGTTTTTGGTTCCTCCTTTGGTCTATTCTTTCTTAACATCAGCTCAAATCCACGATTTACGTGAAGGCTGGTTTCATTATTTAGTTTTGGTTGCTCGTCTTCCGGGTCTTTTGTCCCATGCATATTTGTCGGCGTCCTCTAAGATACCCTGAAGGTAGTTGCG